GTAAATAAATCCATTATTTTATCTTTGTTTTCTCCGGTTTCTATTTCCCAAAAATCATTGTAGTTCTGAATTATATCTCTGAAACGTTTTGATGTTGCTTTTAAAGAGAGCATATAAGCGATAGGAAATTCAGAAGGATACGGTTTTCTATTGTGAATTGATTTACGATTATCCATAGATTTACGATTATCCATAGATTTACGATTATCCATAGATTTTATAATAATATGTAATAATTCCTCGGGGATGTCATTCAACATAATTATTGTATTCCAATATTAAATTTGATGTTTATTTTAAATAATATTCAAAATGATTAATCAAGATCTTATAATGGTTATCAGAATGCAAAATATTCAATTATTGAAATATATTGCCTACAAAGAAGAGTGGGATTATAAAGAATTATGTAAGAAGTACTTAATTTAATTATTGAAGTAATGGTATACGATAAATGAGACGAATACGTCGATTGTATAATGTTGTCTCGATGAAATTAATGTAATTGGAAACCCATACTGAATAATAGAACCGACCGAGCCACCAATTATTTCTCCCAAAGATAAGAATACAATTGTATGACCACTATACATTAAATCATGTGAGGATACAAACATTTTATTATAATAGGAAGATTCATCATTTTTTGTATCCTTTAAGCATGAAGGAAGAGTTGTTGATACAACAAAAAACGGTCTCAATAGCAATGATTGAATACATGGAAGAGGGTTGTATTCTTCTACATTGTATCCATAGAAGAATAAATAGATAACTGTCATGACCAATAAATAATCAGGGACATTTACGTTTGTAATAGGGAGTATATCATGAAATATATCTGGTAATGGGGTAAATGGTTCTTGCATTAATTTTGAACGGTTTGTTGCAACTATACTTGCGAGTTTATTAGTAATAAGAATACATGATAAAGGGACTATGTATGAGGCGAAGATCATATATGGTTGATACATTATTATCATTTGAAGGTAGAGAACGCACTATTAAATTAAAAATATACTCTATAGTATATGCCTGGGTATAAATCACAGAAAAAGAAAAGGGGGAAACCAAGAAGAGCTGCGTGGACCAGCTCCCGGACAGGTCGCGGATCATCGGGGAGCCGATCATCAGGTCGTCGATCATCAGGCAGAAGATCATCAGGTCGACGATCATCGGGGAGCCGATCATCAGGTCGTCGATCATCAGGCAGAAGATCATCAGGTCGCGGATCTTCATCTTCGAGTGGTGATACACCTGTGAGACAAAGTGCATTAGGGAAGGCTAAAAGTGCACCCACTCAGAGAAAAAGTAGACGTAGAAGATCACGATCAAGAAGAACGAGATCAGCTCCAACAGAAGGAAGTAGTAGAAGGTCCAGTATCGAGAAGAGGGCGATGGGACTGGTGCCGCCAAAAAAGGGATATCCTGAACTCCTGATCAGGTATTTAGAAGCAAAAAGGCGCCAAGAACAAGGGACCCATTTAAATCGAAACACTTATTCTACTTATCCAATTGACCGAAACACTATGGATCATTTAAAAAATATAGGAAACAAATTAGAAGATCAACACAGAAATACGGTTGCGGAGAGAAGAGCAATATTAGAAAAACCATTATCATCTATTGGATTTGGGGATATTCCTTATTTGCAAGGGAGGGATGATCCAGATCCTATTTTAAGCCAATTGAATTGTAAGGCTAGGGGCAGATATTGCGAATCAGATCCGGAATTATGGAAAAAATGTAACGTAAAAGAAATTCATGATAAATATATTTTACCATGTAAGATAGATGCTATTGAAGCAAGGATTACACAGAAAATAAAGAAAATATGTGATAGTGATGATCTTTCATATGAGAGACGTTATCCTTTTTTAATGGAACAAAATGTTATAAGTTATTTAAATAGGTATTTGAACAAAGATGAATTAGAATTAGAATGTCGTGTTTATTTTAAAGTAGAAAAACATGAGATGTTTGACCACATACCGGTGAAGAAGAGGCTAGCATTAGTTAAAGAGGAAGAAATGGAGACCTGGGGTAAAATGTGGGAACCCCAACAATTTTTATCTGCTGTGGACAAATATATTCGTGTGGATTGGGTGAAAGAATTTATTGGTGAGGATCGAGTAAAAGAAATGATTAAAGACCATCAAACAGAATATGAGGAAGGGAGTTTAACATGGTGGACAGAAGTTTTAGATTGTAAGCTTGTACCATTTATTCCTGAGGGTGAAAGCAGGGTCGTCTCCGATGATGATCGTTTCAGGCGATCTTTATTTAAGTTTTTATTAAATATGGAATATAGTTTCTTAGAAATATTCAGCGGAGAGAAGTTTACAGAAAATAATTGGTTTGTCTATGAAAAAACAACAGATACTTATGGAGGAAAGATAATAGATACTTATGGAAAAATACCTAAGGTAAAAGAAGTTCTACGATGGTTTAAACATATAAGCGTAAAACAAGAAGTGGAAAAAGGATTAAATGATATGAAAAAGGATTTTGTAAGTAGGGCCGCGACAAGATTTAGAGTACCCGAGCTAGAAATGTATGAGTATTTTGAAGCTTTTATTGATTTATTGAATTTTGCCAATAATCCACGATTAAGTGAGTTTGAAGATGAATTAAAGGAATCTCAAATATGTGAAAAGGTGAAAAAATTAAAAGTGAAAAGTGAAATAGAAGAATAAAAAACATGGGAATAGAATATCATTATAGATCACTATCACTCTCACTTTCATCTAAATCATTATGTAGTGCGATGGGTGTATAGCAAACATGATACATAAGTGAACTTATATCTTCAAGGGTATCATATACAGCCCAAATCCGATAAGGATTACCTGTCTTCTTTTTCCTCCAACGTAGGTGTCTTGTTTTACGTAGTTTAAATGTATTATTGTCGATAGGTTGTTTATCTTTATTATCAAATGAATTAAAACGGAAACCGCGATACATCCCTTCATCAATACGATTGCACGACCCTAATCTTGATTTAGTTTCTGAATAATATTCAGGATTCTCATTAACTTTAACTGTATGGTCTTTAAACTGTCTCTTTGCATAATGAATAGCTTCAAGATAGGTTGAAAATACTTCTTCACCTAATACTGATTCGCGCTCATAATTCTTCCATTCATTGTATTCAATCATATCCTTTCCTTCACTGGATAGTTTCACAGCATACATTGCTTTTTTCTCTTGATTAATCATATAGACTTTAACCTTTTCGCTACTATAAATATTAATTGGTTCAAAATCATATCTTTTAAGACTATCATTGTAGGTTAATGTAAATCTTCCTGCCATCTGTGCCCCTGAATCACCACGAGAAATATTATTATGAAGCATTCCATCTGTAAAGCGTATCATTTTATTATTTGGATTCTGAATAGTTATTCCCCTTTCAATACATCGTGAACCAGTAACAATTATAGGATTATCCTTCCAGAATTCGCGAACACTTTGAATAATTTTCCAAAATTCATTATCATTTTCATTAATTAATGATTTCTTATTAAAGTTAAGTTTATAGAACTTATCTCCACCAGAGCTCTCTACTAAATTATTCCAATTTCGACTATTGAAGCTCTCATACATTGAAGGGGGGTAGGTAGGGACTCTTTCATTTTGCGAATTTACAATTGAACTTAAATATATTTCCTTAATTCCATAAGGTAATAGGACGTGTAATCCATCAGAATTTACAATAACACTTATGCACTGATAAACATTTGTTGATTCTTCTGCAATACTATAATGTGATTCCTTAGTAATAATACCTGGGGCGAAAATAAATCGTTTAGGATTAATGGTACCACCATCTGAACATTTTATCCTATTCAACATTTCACGTAATGAATCCATGTAATCCAGATCACCTATATCAATCCAATTTGCATATTGAAGATTAATATAACTATCTAATGTATTCTGAACAGGATACAATTCCATTTTCCCATATAATTTCAAAATCTTCTTAGGTGTTGCTGTAATATAGAAATCTTTAATATAATCATGTGACAGAATACTTTCTAATTCACGTGTAATGCTCCGTATTGTTTTGTCAGCTTCGTCGAAATATAAATTTATAATAGGAATATTCGTAGGAACGATACCTGGACGACCAAGAGAATCCTTATTAACCAGTAAATCAATGATATTCTTCATTTGGGGAAGACGGACCGAATTAGTCAATGTAATAATATTTCTGACTCCTTCGTGGATAATTAAACCCAATACATGAGTATCAATCTGTTTTCTGCTAACGCCTTCAATATCAGACGATTCACAATTAATCGAAATGCTCTTGTTATCATCTGTTTCATATACTCGAAATCCATCGACTTCTTTTATAATACGATCACTTGTTTGTGCTCCTAACATACATAAATTATCAGTAAATACGATATTGATACTTCTTCCTTGACCATCTGAATCTATATTTTTCAGTATGTTTAATATTATTTCATGTGTTTTTCTATTTTGTGTTGGTTTATAAATAAGTTGTTTCATATAACAGTTTGTTTCTAAGGGTTTACATATCCTTCAAATTTAAATAATATTATACTTGATATCGGCACAAAGGACAAGAACGATCTTTTTGGAACCATTCTTGAATACAATCATCATGATAACTATGATTACAATCCAATTTACTTATTTTTTCTGTTTCTTTAAATTCTTCAAGACAAACAATACATTCTTTTTCAATGACTTCATCGAATTGAATTGTTATTAGATTTGGCATAACTTCTTCTTCAATTAAGTTTTCGTCCATTACATTTGAAGTATTCTCACGTGGACATATTTTTGACAGGAGGACTACAATACTGGTACTTCCTAAAATAAAAAACATAAATTCTAAAAAGCGTGTATTTAATTCATCAGTATTGTTTCCGGAACCATTATAATATGTATTGTCTCCATTATAATAATTATCGCCTCCATTATAATAGTTATCTCCCCCATTATAATAATTATCTCCACCATCGATATCATGGTTCATTATAATATATCATATATATATTGTTTAAATTAAAATTTGATTCAAGGTATTACCTTCTTAATAAAAATGAAGAAACGAAAGAGGTGTGATGATAGTGATGATGAAGGAGAAGACAATATGGTATCACAAGAAGAGAATCGGGTTTATTTCCATGCTGATGTAACTCGGCAAAACGGTTTTAAATTAATGGAGTGTCTTCGCAATGCACAGGAATATGTATCTCAACGGAGTATTAAGAATGAGTTTGAAGAAATGGGGAAAATCTATTTGTACATTTTTAGTGATGGTGGAGAATTGTATGTTGGTATGAATATTGCTGATTTTATTCAGGCATCAAAAGTAGATATTATAACGATTAATGAGGGTTGTGTTGCAAGTGCAGCTACAATTATTTCCTTGGCAGGAAAAGAAAGATATATACGGAAGAATGCATATATGTTGATCCATGAAATTAGAAGTGAATGTTTGGGGAAATATTCTGAATGTAAGGATGATATGGAGAATAATAATATTCTTATGGATAACATTAAGAAATTTATTAATGAGAGATGTCAAAATGAAAAACTACAAAAGAAATTGAATAAAGTTCTCAAACATGATCATATCTGGAACGCAAAGAAATGTCTTAAATATGGACTCGTGGATAAAATTGTATAAAAATTGAAACTATTTTCAAACTTATAGTATATCAATGTTAAAAATAGGGACAGATTGTAGTGGTATCGAAGCTCCAATACAAGCCATTCAAAAAATAGGTAAGAAGTATGGTATTGAATACGAACATGTATTCTCTTCGGAAAACAATCAATATGCCATTGATTGTTTGAATGAAAATTATTCACCTGAGATATTGTATGGGGATATTCAAAAAAGAAATGTAAAGGGCATTCCCGATATTGACATATATGTTTCTGGATTCCCTTGTCAACCATTTAGTAAGGCGAATAAATTCAAAACAAAAGTTGATCCGCGTTTAAACTTATTTGAGAATTGTTTGGATGTCATTGTTGAGAAGAATCCGAAAATATTTATTCTTGAAAATGTAAAGACTCTTGTTTCATTAAATAATGGTTCATATTTTGATGAAATACTTTCACGTCTTGAAAATATAGGAAAGTATGATATCCAATGGAAGGTAATGAATTCAAAGGATTACGGAATACCTCAATCCAGAGATAGGTTGTATATCATTGGTATTTTATCTTCTTCGCAGGGACAAGACTTTGTATTTCCGCCGAAAAAAAAGATGAAGGATATTCATAAGTTTATTGATAAGAGGGATCTTCCAAAAATGAAGATAAAAGAATCAAATAAAAAATTATTTCAAAATATTCCCAAAGATTCAGTATTCATTGATATTGGTTTCCGAAATTCAAAGTTCATTAATTCAAATAAATGGGCTCCTTGCATTACTGCTCAACCGAATATGTGGTGTGTTCCAAAACAAAGAAAAGCCACAGTTCAAGAATACTTGTCTTTACAGGGGTTCCCCAAAACATTTCAACAACCTGATAATATTTCAGATCATCAAATGAAAATAAGAATCGGTAATTCAATGACAGTTGATGTCATAGAAGCACTACTCATCTCATGTCTACGATCTATTCAAATGATATAAATTTGATCCTTCAATATTTTTTAATTCAAAACTCTTTTGAAAAAAATGAATAAATATGATGGAAGAAAGTGGGTTGTTCACTATCCATTTTCCCGAATGGATTCTATCAGTTTAATGTTGATACGACATCTTCATATAACAGAAATTCGCAAACTGATCTTATCCTTCTTGGCGAATACAGAAGTAGAGCGGGATATTAATATGAAAGAATGTATTGATTTCCATTGTTCATTGCGCTTAGATCCGAATGAAAGATGGAAACAAGTTCGTCAATGGCTTACAATACGTCCTGATCATCAAGTGGGAAATCCTTCAATGCCGATAACATTCCCGTTACCTTTTGATGGATGGTTATGGGAAAAGTACGTCTTAATTATGAAACGTATCATGCTTATGAGGAATGGATTTCTAAGAAAGGGAACAATGAATGTTGATGGTTGGAAAATTATTCAAAGTTTACCATTCAGAGAAAAAATAGAATTTTTGAATACTGGATTGTCTTCATTTATCTATGAAGAAATAGTGTATAATGTATATCGTGAATTTGTCTTATGCGAATGTGATGAATCATTGGAAGGTGAAGACATACTGTTAGTTCCCTATCTTCTTAAAGAAGAAGACGGAAGTATGAGTGTTGTTAATTACTAAACCACCATCTAGTGAAAGAAACAATACCAATTATTGAACCAATAACCATACAATGATCTTGTTCTTTTTCTTTTTTGTCATGACAGGGAAGATAATTATTTTTTTGAGATACTGAGATTATTCCTAAACTATAATCTCCACTTAGTAATGGAAGGCCATAGTATCTTCTCAATTGATTTATTACGGATCCTTGAGGTATCCAGTCACCAGGTAATTCATTAGTACCAAATCCCCGAACCGTCCAACCAAGGGCTGGTTCCTTTCGTCCTAGGTTGGACAGATCGTCGCACATTAGAAGTTTATCTAGATCATAGTAGAACATCTTAATCCACCAATCTGCGAGTAGTTCATGATTGCTTGTTGATTCCCTGGTTCTCTTATTTTTCCATGTTTCATTGTGACGGAATGAGTGATTACTGGGACGAAATCCATTGTTTGATTTGTAAAAGAAGTTTTTGAAGGAATTCCCATTACGACATAGTTTCGACGAATTCATATTACCTTTATGATGACAATTCGATTGAATAAAGAGTAGGTAAGTGATTAGATCATACCAATTAATATCATCCTTTTCTTGTTCTTTACGGAACAATTTATATACATTAATTATCCATTCTTGGTATATAGAAATCTCATGTTTCATATCTGATTTTGGATAGTGTGATTGTGCTCCAAGACGACCACCCCATTCACCTTTCTGTAATTTTTTGATTGAATATTCCGGTGATTCGTCTTGAAGATAATAATCGCCGGGTGAAAGAATACGATTTGTCTGGCGAATCATCGCTTGGAGGAGATGGAAAATTCCATAACCATATTTATCTGAGATTGAAACCAATGAAAGAATGATAGCATTATGAAAAGGAACTGTAATTGTCATTTTAACTAAAAAAAATATTTTAAAATCTATCAAATTTATCTTGAAGATGAAGTAAACTCTTAAATACACACTGTGTTAGTTTTACTCAGAGCACACAGTATGCAGAGTTCATGGCTCTTATTCTTTGTGTATTTTGGAATAGACCCAATGATTGGTCCATAGTAGTAATGTGCGTTTGGGCCGTGAGCTGGTGGACGGGTTCCCGTATAGTTACCGTCTTCGTCCCAGTTGATCATGCAATGTGTCATGAGGGCACATTCGGGATCATCGCACATTACTCTATGATCATCCCAAAGTGTATATTTGTCATCCCCAACCTTAATAAACTCTGGGACCTTTCCACTATAGTTCTCACCCAATGTAGTATCGTACTCTTTCATCTTTACGTTTACTTCATCAATATATGTTTGAAACTTGTCAAAGTATTTTTCATAATCTTCATTTGAGAGGTTCATTTGCTTCCTTAGAATGTCAAGATCAAAGAGACCCCCGCCTTTACATATTACCTTACCGCCGAGTGAATTGATGTCTACTCCCCCTCCACGAATCATGGAGTATATCACGCTGTTTTCCGGTCTCAGACACCTATTTTTTCCATAGATGACTCCCTCTTCCGTGCACCCTTTTACAAACTCAACGTGACTATTGTAAATACTCCAAAAGGTACCATTCGGTTTGTACATGTCCCAGTTCTTCTTTCTACGTATTAGGCCCCTACACAATTTCTCCCAACGACCTGCGGGATGACGGAGTTGTTTTCTATACATCTCAGAGGTCAACATCATCAGTTGATATAGGTATTGTGTTTCATACTCTCGGTCACGCGTTAGAGGAGGGGGATCTTTACCTGTATCCATCTTGTAGAATTCACGTGGTTGAAGGTACTTCACAATCTTCTTTCCCACATCTCCCGAACAGGAACTACACAACCCACACTCATTGGAAAAGCAACTCATGATTATCTTCCTTTGTCTTTTATTTATCCAACTTACAAACATCAAATTTTTAAAAAAATATGTTTTCCTTTCTAGATACTCATTTACTGAACCTTGACTGTTGTCTGTATTCCATCAACGCTGAGTGTGACTGAATCAGATACTAGGAAGGATCCAATTATAGGTGTTCCTTCATCCTGAACAGTGGGAAGAATCTTTGTATTGCAGAATGTCCAACGATCACGGAGATCATGGAAGTTAGATGAAAGATTTGTAGCTCGGAAACCTCCACAGAGTGGAAAATCTGTGTCACCACGAGGGAGACATGTTCTTTCGATAACCATAAACCAATTCTTTCCAAACTGAATGAAGGAGTTGACGTTAACATCACGATACATCATTCCATTCTTGAACCAACTCTCATTGAACCGTGCATTCCCATTCTTTTGGGGTTTTGTAGGTACCGAGAACTTATCCTCATAGTGGCAAAGATTAAAAGGATTCTTTGTAACTTGTTCCTTGGTTGTGATCTTTGTGACATAACCTGGTGCGAAGTTCCTTGGATCAACCTTCACCGAATGGACTCCTTCACCAAGATTTGCAAGAAGCTTTGTAAGTGTATCAGGCTTCTCTGCCTCATGTTGAGAGAGATATTTCTTCTTATTGGACGATAGAGTCTTCTTCTTCTTCTTGACCGCCATATCCATGAAGGACGCATTGACATCCTCAGATCCTGTCTTCTTTCTCCACACATAAGCTGGAATGCTTAGTTCTTCAAGGATTGGAATCTTTGAAGATGGATTACCTATGAACTGGGTCCACTTGGGATCAAGTACCTTTGCTCGATTTGCAGCCTTTACACTCATTTCAGGAGTTATTGAAGGTACAATTGAAAATGTGTGTTCTCCAATAAGCATCTTATTTCCGGTCTGTCTATCAGAAGGCCACACGCGATCAATTACTATTTCTTCCTTACCTTTCTGACGAATATGGATAGAGAAAGGGATATCCTTTTGGAATGTCCTTCGTGTGAAGTTATTGACAAAGATCTTAAATGTTCCTGGACCGACACTCACATTTTCAGCAGGTTCTGCTTCTCCACGATTAACATTCGCGTCAAAATCTAGTTGCCAAAAACTGGAATCATGAGCTTTGATTTTCTTATTTCCATAGTATATTTCTTCATAGTCCGAACACCGTCCATTCGACGGATGACAGAGATCGTGGGGAACATGAACATGAATATCAAGGTCGTCCTTGAATTCTCCCGGCCATGTGAGAGAGATAGTATGGTCACTTGAAATCTTTTCCGCTTCAAGTCTTCGTGAGAGCTGACTCACTCTGTAATTAATTGGATCTGAACGCGTGTCCATTTCACGAAGAACACTCTCAATACTTGGGAGTGTTAGAAAATCAACTATATTTGATGCCTGCTTGTAATCGAGATGAACAACTGTTTCGCGATCAACCTCAGAACGTCCCGTAGTAATCGCGAAGACGGCAAGGTGTATTCTCTTTGCCTTTGACATCCTGTCGTATGTTTCACCTCGGACATGTTCCTGAATCCCAATGACCCATTCAAGAACAGATTTCCAGTGTTCCGAACGAGTCATCTGATACGAATCAATGCCACCATTTGTAACAGCTTCTGAAATAAGACGGACAGAATTGACTGCTTCTGTTTCACAGAGCTTTTCGAGACGCGGTCCGATGATGGGGATATATTCATCAAGGAGCTGTCCATACCGAAGACTGTTCTCCGTAGAAGTATACTTATCCGGATGAATGGTAACATGTTCATAGAAGATATTCTTCGAATGTTCTTCGTCCACTACTCCCTCTTGGATCTTTGGGAAGCACCGATCCTTCACAAGGTAGAATCTGAGAGACTGTGGCTTTTTGTTAACTTCCAGAACCTTTTCACGGACTTTGAACAGACAACCCTTATCAGAACCATCATGAAAGCAGCGAATATTCGAAAGAAAGGCTGGTCCATCCTGACCAATCAGGGAAAACAGCTTCCCCGAACGGGAAGTACATGCATTACACCGTCCATGATCATTCATAATTTTCTTGACGGGAGATGGGTCTGTTTCATTCCTCAGGTAATAGTGGATACCGTTCACTTCATACGTCTTACTGGTTTCATTTGTCTCTCGGATAAACTCTTCGTAGGTTCTCGCTTGTTCAGAAGAAACCGGTGCCGGAGAAGGGACTATTTCGTATTCGTTTTCAATATTCATATCGTGAAAGTTTAAAAAGCTTTGATACTACTCCGAAGAATTATAAATTCAAATTTATTCACAGAGCCATTCTATGGACGGAGTAATTCTATGTTGCGAGTAATTCATATAAAGATTAGCATACAATATTTATATAATGAAGGGAAAGAGTATTCTGGAAGAATACATCGAAATCCATGATAAATACAAGAAAAAATATGGAGAAAATACAGTCGTTCTTATGGAAGTTGGGGGGTTCTTTGAGTTATATGCGGTTATTAATGATTCTTTGAATGTGGGACCTGATATTTATCATATTTGTCAAAATATATTACAAATAGCGGTAACCAAGAGGAATAAGAAGATTGATGAAGTTAATTTTAATAATTATCTTCAAGCGGGGTTCCCTAATGTAGCTGTTCAGAAGTTCGAAAATATTCTTTTAAATAATAATTATACAGTTGTAATCGTTGAACATATTACTCCACCTCCAAATCCAGAAAGAGGTGTTACAAGGGTTGTTTCACCTGGAACATCATTAACGAATTATAATAAACAAGATAGCCATTATTTAATGACAATCTACATTGAAAAGTTTTCTTATATAAATAAGGATACTTATTTGGTTGGTGTATCAACGATTGACTTATCCACGGGTAAGAATTATCTTCATTCCATCGTGAATAAAATAGAAGATTCTAATTTTTGGCGCGACGAAGTAGGAAGATACATTCATTTCTACAATCCTTCTGAGATACTTTTTCAATGTAAAAACTATGATTTAAATGATGAACAGATTATTCAATATTGGGATATATATCATAATTCGATTCAAATAAATCATTATAACGATAAGAATTATTATAAATTATCTTATCAAAATGAATTCTTTACTAAGGTCTTTAACATTCAATCTATGATTACACCTATTGAACATTTTGATTTAGGAAGGAATCCAGAGCTGATATTGTCATACATATATCTTCTGCAATATGTATATGATCACCGTCCAGAAATATTAAAGAATATTGAGGAACCGATTCTTGTTTTAGATGACCATTTTTTATGTTTAACATCAAACTCCATACGTCAACTAAATGTAATTAATAATTATTCTTATTTTAAAGGTAAGAATGAATCATTGTTATCTGTGTGTAATGCTTGTGTAACACCTATGGGGAGAAGGTTGTTTAAAGAACGATTATTGTACCCATCGATGAATCCTGAAATAATCGAAGCACGATATGATTTTATCTCTTTATTTCAGAAGGATTTATTTTATGAAAAAGTCCATTCAGAATTAAAAAAGGTTTCTGATTTAGAGAAATCATTGCGAAAGATGGGATTAGAATTATTACAACCGAGTGAATTCTTTTCAGATTCCTTATCATTTGATTATCTAAATAAAGTAATGGGGATCATTCAGAATAATGGTAATCTTATGGAAAAATATCCCAATATCAATGCAATTCTCCATACTTTTAAAAAATTCCATGGAACGATCAATCAAACATTTAATTTTCATAATTTTTCATCCCATGGAAACTTAGAACGATCTATTTTTCAAAAAAATATTTTTCAAGAATTAGATGATTTAGATCAAACAACAGAAGATTATTATGAAATATTGAAAAGAATAACATCACGTATCTCTCAACTACTGGATTCATCTGATACAAGTGTTAAATTGGATTTTGATGAAAAGAATAATTGGCATATATACTGTACAAACAAACGGGCAATAACATTGAAAGAAAGATTAACTAATTTAAATGGGAACAGTATTCATGTGAGAGATTCTTCGAACTCAATAATTTGTTCATTTGAAAAAGATAATTTTTCTTTTCGGAAAAAAGATAAGGGGAGTACAGTCATTGATCTTCCCTATGTAAATACAGTTTCAAAAAAACTCCAAACGATTCAATACAAATTAATTCAGTTCAATAAAAAAAAATGGATTGAAATGAATCGTCAAATATACAAGGAATATAATCAACCATTGAAGGAATTGTATTTGTGCATTGCTGATATTGATTTTTATTGTTCCGGAGCAAAGGTAGCAATACAGAATTCATATTGTCGTCCGAAAATAACATATTCTGAGAAAAGCTTTTTCAATGTTAAAGGTATCCGTCATCCAATTGTAGAGAAGATCCATACGGATACAGAGTATGTTACAAATGATATTGAATTGAGTCAGGGTGATAAGGACGGTATATTGTTGTTTGGAACAAATGCATGTGGAAAATCAACCTTTATGAAATCAATCGGATTAAATATTATTCTCGCGCAAGCAGGATTATTTGTGTCGGCTTCTTCATTTGAATACATGCCTTATACTCAAATATTTACTCGGATATTAAATAATGATAATATATTTCGTTCACAATCATCATTTGCTGTTGAGGTCCATGAATTAAAGAGCATTTTAAATAGAGCTGATTCAAGATCTCTTGTTTTAGGAGATGAATTATGTTCGGGGACGGAAAGTACATCTGCTCTTTCGATAATTGCTACTGGATTGAATATATTATGTGATCGCGAATCAACATTCATATTTACTTCCCATTTACACGAATTAACAAAATTGGATGAAATTAAAAGTTTATTGAACTTAGAGATATATCATTTGAAAATTAAATATGATAAACATACTAATTTATTAATGTATGACCGCAAACTAGAAAAAGGTTCGGGTCCGTCTATTTATGGGTTAAGAGTTTGTGAGGCTATGGGAATGTCTGATAAGTTTTTATCATTCGCTAAAAAGATTCAATCTAAATTAGAAAATGACATCACCCATACAACAAAACAGTCTCAATACAATACCGATGTCTTTATGAATGAATGTAAGGTCTGCTTTACAAAAGACAAGGATCTCGAAACCCATCATATCAAAGACCAACAATTCGCGGATAAAAATAATATGATAGATCATCATCATAAAAATGTGAAACATAATTTAGTTCCATTATGTAAAGGTTGTCATTTGAAAGTAACAAATCACGAATTAATTATAGATGGTTGGAGGGTAACGAGTCAGGGAAAAATATTAGAATGGAGATTTTCAGAGAAGGTGGTTAAGAATCGGAAAAAGTTCTCAGAAGAACAAACCCAACAAATTAAAAATCTAAGAAATCAATATTCAACTATTTCACAAAAAGATTTCATAAAAAAAATTGATCTTGATGAAAATATTAAAGTTAGTCTCGGCACATTAAAGAAGATCATGGATGATGAGTATTAATAAAAAAGGTCACCACCTCCCTTTTTTCCTTCTCAGCTCTCCCCTTTGCATGAAGCCTTATTTGAGTTCCCAAATACCTTTGGGTGATTCCGTGGACCCCTTCATTCTATTTTGTTTTCTTAGTTTCGTTGCTCCCCACCTGAAATCATATTGCCATGTGTAAAACATATCGTTCATGGATAGACTGTGGTTGTGTCTTCTCCATATCTCTTTTGAGATTTCCATGATATTCATAGAACCCCCATTTTCTTTTAGAATTGTGTAGATTATATCAGGGAAGTCTGTCTTTTGGAGAAGGTGATGTTCATGACCAGAATCAACATTATCCTTGGATACTTTGTTTCTGAATCCATCTATCTCGTCCATGAGATTCTTCTTGTGCTTGATATATTGTTCCTTATGGTGTTGTAGTTGAGTCCTGAGTTCGTCGACTTTCTTTTGCAAATCTTCCTTTGTCTTCATTAGTATCGAGTTCTAACACTATCCGGTCTTCAATGTTCATTGTTAGTGTTGAAGTCTAATCTACTTCAAATTTCATAAAAAAGGTCACGCCTCCCTTTTTTCCCCCCACCTTCCTTCTTAGTTCCCATCCCTTTACCACCCACCGTCCTCAAACGGGTCTTCGTCTGCCCAATCGTCTTGGCTTATTTCCTCCACATATTTCTTAACAAGCCGTTCGGCAATCGGCCACGATTCTTCGCGATTGTTGGTTTTGATGTTCATCGTAATGAGAACCTTCTCATCGGACTCGGACTCAGTCTTGATGAATCCAAAGCGAAGGTTATTCATCCTCATTGGAGCATCTTCGCGAATTCGGATGTAAACCATCTCTGTGAGGTTCTCATCTTCTTCAATCAGATCACTTTGGAGGTTTTTGATGTTCTTTCCTCCGGCTCCGATGAACTTCGCGATCCGACAATGGTCCATCGGTGCCTTGAAGACGAAGCGCGTTTGACCTGCGAACTTCTTCTTCTTCACAGTAGCTCCGTCGTGCTTCATGAGGTATCCCTTCATCGTATCCATCGCTTCTTGTGTCTCTGCCTTCAGGTTTGCAAAGACTTCCTCCTCATCATTTGATACAAGAGAGCAATGGATCCGAGCGGGTTCAGAGAGGTCCTTTTGGGTCCTCTCCGTAACGTAGGTCCGAAGGTTCGCTCCCTTGGCTCCCACGAACCTCCCAATGTCATCTTTTGAGATGTTCAGCTTGACAGATTCCTTGAAGATCTTCTTGGACTGGGTCTTCGGCTCCTCGGTCTTCGGCTCCTCGGTCTTCGGCTCCTCGGTCTTCGGCTCCTCGGTCTTCGGCTCCTCGGTCTTCGGCTCCTCGGTCTTCGGCTCCTCGGTCTTCGGCTCCTCGGTCTTCGGCTCCTCGGTCTTCGGCTCCTCGG